AAAGCTCAAAGCGTCCCGCAACTTTACATCACTGGATCAGATTCGCTTTTGGATCAAAAACGGCATTCCCGTAAAGCGATTCCACCCCAGCGAATCCTCCGAAATTAAACCCAGCAACCTGTTCTGCGACCTTGTGTACTACATGCTCACCGACCGTGTTGCCGGTGTGGGCGATCTCCTCAACATGAGCGTCAACAGCGCCCCGTTAATCAATACCACTGACTTCATCACCACCGCCAAATTCCTTAAAACCAACAGTCTGTTTTTTGATGGAGCGGTTGCCAGTACGGTCAACATCCGTCAGTTCATTGCCGACACAGCACCGTTCATGCTGTGCAACTTCGTCATTTCCGACGGCAAATTTAGTTTGCTGCCCGCACTGCCCACAGACATCGGCGGCAACATCCAAACCACCCCCGTAACGATCAAACAACTGTTCACCGCCGGCAATATTTTTGAAGACTCCTTTGAACTCAACTACATCTCTGCCGAGGAGCGCAAAGACTTCCAAGCAATGATGCGTTTCCGTGAAGAACGTGAAAACCAACTGCCGCAAGAGCGCAACATCGTCGTCCGCTGGAACGAAACCGCCAGCACTGGGCATCCGCTGGAGTCATTCGACATGACGCAATACTGCACCAGCCGCGCCCATGCCGAACTCGTGGCGCGTTTCTTCCTGTCAATCCGCCGCCGTATCACCCACTCAATCCAATTCAAAACTTCGCCTTACGGTATTGATCTGGCACCCGGCGATTACATCCGTGTGGTTACCGAGGCCAACCCGTACAGCTCAGCCCAAAACGGCAGCATCGGCGCCACCGGCATCATCACCAGCGCCACAACTTTCAACGACGGCCAATACACAATCTTGTATTACACCTCAGGCTCTGAAACCGTCGTGCAAGCAACCATGACAGTCAGCGGCGGCGTGGTGCAACAGACGGCCTTGTACAACTCTGTTTTCACCGTGGTCAACTCAACCGTCTCGGCAAATGTTTATCAGGTGGAACAGATTACGCTGGATGCAGATGGCGCCGTCCAGATCAACGCTTCGCACTTCCCGTGCAACAGCAGCTTGGTGAGCACCATTGCGCTTGACGTGACAAACAGCGGCAATTTCCTCGTTGACCTCTGATGCCTTACCCCACCCTCAAACCGTCTAGCCGCAACTTCGACGCGGGCGATTACCCGATCAAATCGTTTCGCTCCCAATCCGGCGCCGAGACTCGCATCCTTTACGGCAACCGCCGCACTGGCGCAACAGCCTCACTGACCTACGAAAACATCACCGACACCAACGCCAACAGTTTTGTTACACACTTTGACGAAACAAAAGGCACCTACCTGACCTTCAATCTCCCAACCGAAGCTGTTGCTGGCTGGTCTCCTGGAACGTTAAACATTGGAACTGGCAACGCATGGCGATATGCCGAAGCACCATCCATCACCAGCGTTAAAAACGGTTACAGCACCGTCCAAATAAAACTCATCGCAGTTCTGTAAACTGGTGTGTAACTGACCCCGCAGACGATGGCGTTTTTCACAGGCCGCAGCGGCTCTCTAGTTTTCGGCGGTAAACCTGTCGCCAAGATCCGCGATTGGTCGCTCGATACCACCGTCGAACTGCTCAATACCAACACCATCGACAGCTCGGTTAATACTTTTACGCCCGGCATCAAAGGCGCCACCGGCAGCGCCACGCTGATGTACTACCGGCTGGAATCCAGCGAAACCGCCTCGTACACGCAATTCACTGCGCTGCTGGCCAAGATCATGAAAGGCGGCGCCATTACCGAAAGTGATCGCGTGGAACTGAAGCTGAATGTGGGCGGAAGTGGCTCCGATGATATTCGCCTGAACGCTTACATCACCAGCGCCCAAGTCAGCGTTAGCACCGGCGAACTGAGCGTGGTGCCGATCCAATTCACGATGGACGGCGACTTCATCGAGGTTATCGCCTAATGGCGGTTTTTCTTGGCAACACAGGTAACATCCGTCTTCGTCGTGCGGGCGGCGAGGGCAGCGAGTTTGCCGATGTCATCCAAGAGTTTGACGTAAATACGCTGCTTAATCGCCTCGGCTTTGATAAATCTGCCGACAACCTGCTGACTGGCGACCGCATTGAAATCAGCACCACCGATGCACGCGGCTTGGTGTGTTTCGCTGCATCCAACTGGTCTAGCAACACAGTCCAGCACTCAATCACCGGCTACGTCCACGTCAACTCCGTCGGCGGTTTACGGTTTTTCCCATCATTTAGCGACGCAGTAAATAACAACCGCGCCACCGAATATACGCTCTACGCCTTTGCTGGTGCAGAGTTGCCGATCAGCGTATCAATCCGCGACTCTACGTATAACGTACTAGGCAACGTAACGGGCTACGAAATTAACACCGCCCGCGAAGCTGTTGATACCACTGCCCTTAACGACAAATTCAAAACTCAATACAGCGCCGGCCTGATCAGCGGCAGCGGCAAGATCGACTGCATTTTTGATTACAAGAGCACTGGCATTAAAGAAGTGCCGTTGATGCTGCTGCAAACAATCCAGCGCGTTGAAGTCGGCAGCCACTGTGACATTGCGCTGTACCTGATCGACAACAGCCTCGATGCCAGCAACGATTCCGTGTACTACGAAGTCGAAGCGGTCATCACCTCGTCCGGTGTAACAGTGGACACGGATGGGACGATCACCTGCACGCTGGACTTTGTGACCACAGGCGAAATCCGTCTGCTGGTGGGCGAACCGTCTGCCTACATCCTCAAGGAAGACGACGATCGCGTGGAGCTGGAGCAGTCTGTGGATTACCTGCTTAAAGAGATAGACGATTAGACTTCCAAAAGATTGCGGCGACCACAGGAGTTAAGCCTTGGCGGATCAACGTATTACGCAGCTTGACGCGCTACCCAAGGCCGGTGTAGCCGCCACAGACGTTCTGCCCATTGCCGACATTTCGGCATCCCAGACCAAAAAAGTTACCGCCAAAGACCTTGTTGACGCCGGCCTCGACCTTGTAGACGCTGGCAGTATTGACCTCGGCAAGCTGGATCAGACCAGCACCACCAAACTCGGCAGCGACGCCATCGCCACTGGTGCGATCACCGCCGCCAAGCTGGCCGCCGACAGCAGCATCGTTGTTGATACCACCGCCCCAGTAAGCAATAACTTTGAAGGTCGCGGCTACTTCAACAGCACCACCGGCATCCTTCAGGTTTACAGCGCCGGCGCCTACGCAAACGTCTTCGCTGGTGTTGGCACGGGTGCAGTCGGCACCACCGAACTCGCCAACGGTGCAGTAATCACTGCAAAAATCAATGCCGCCGGACTCGGCACCGCAGCACTGGCGGACGACGCGGTTACCACCGCCAAGATCGCGGACGACGCCGTTACTGCCGATCAACTGGCAACCAACAGCGTTACTTCCGACGCGATTGCCGCCAACGCCGTTGACACAGCAGAAATCGCTGACAACGCCGTCACCTACGCCAAGGTTCAGAACGTAACCGCCACCGACCGTCTACTGGGTCGTAGCAGTGCTGGTGCTGGTGACATTGAAGAAATTGCGTGTACTGCAGCAGGTCGGGCACTACTTGACGACGCGGACGCCGCCGCACAACGCACCACGCTCGGCCTTGGCACCATCGCCACCGCCAACAGCATCACGGCAAGCGAACTGGCTGATGACGCCGTTACCGCCGCAAAACTGGCGGACGAAAGCAGCGTTGATCTCGTCACCTCGCTGCCCGGAAGCGGCGCATTTGTCGGCCAACTGGCACTGCTAACCACCGACAACACGCTGTATTGCTGGTCCGGCGCAACGTGGAGTTCGGTTAAAGGCGCTGGCTCAATCAACGCCGTGGCCGGCGACACCAGCGGCATCGTCAACATCGCGGTTAGCACCAGCAGCGGAACCGCAACGCTGACCACTTCACTCGACAACACTGCATCCGCCGCACAGTTTCTGGCTGGTCCTGCCGCCAACGCTGGCGCCGTCGCTTACCGCACGATCACTGGCGCCGACCTACCGCTGCCTACAACTAGCGACCGTGGTGGTGTTGCAATCAACGGCGAGGGTTTGCGGCTTGACGGCAGCGTCCTTGAAATCGACAACGACGTAACCGCCAACGTCACCTACGGCCTCGTCACTTACAACGCCAAAGGTCTTGTTACTGCTGGCCGCACGATCATCAGCAGCGACCTGCCTGTTGCCACCAGCGTTTCCAAGGGCGCCGTCATTCCTGGAACCGGCCTGAGTGTTGATGGCAGCGGCAACCTCAACCACAGCAACAGCGCCACTCCGGGCACCTACACCAAGGTCACGATTGACAGCCAAGGCCACGTTGCCAGCGGCGGGATCCTGCTGGATAGTGACCTTCCTAACCACAGCGCAGCACTGCTGACGACTGGCACGCTGGATGTTGCCCGTATTGGCACCAGCACGATTACCGGCGGCAAGCTGGCCAACTTCGCCGTTTCCAAGATCGGTGATACCACGCCAACCGCCGACCACATCGGCCAATTCTTCTTTAACCCGCTAAGCCGCGACCTATTTCTCTGGGACGGCAACGTTTACCAGCCCATCGGTATTTCGGTGGGTGAAATTGTTTTCGCTGGCACGTTTGACGCCTCGGCTGGTGGTGGCACCGGATTGGTGGCTTCGGTCACGGCTGAGGGTACGGCCATCGGCTTGGTTGCAGGTCAAGCACTGCCCGCCGCCGCTCAAGCCAACAGCCGCTATTACCTCGTGGTTTCCGAGGCTGGCACGATCACCTCGGGTAATGCACCGCAGGTTTCGCTGAGCCCGCCGGACATCATCCTGTCGAACGGCTCCTCTTGGACTGAGATTGACGTTTCGCAAACGATTTCGGCGCAGATTGCAAGCAACGTTGGCTTTACACCAGCCGGCGACATTTCCGCCACCAACGTTCAGGCGGCGATTGAAGAGCTGGACACGGAAAAGCTGGCCAAAGCTGGCGGCACCGTTACCGGCAACCTGCTGATCGGCACTGCTGGTACGTTCTCGTTTGAAGGCGCCAGCGACAACGCCTTTGAGACCACGCTGGCCGTAACCGACCCCACGGCTGACCGCACGATCACCTTCCCCGATGCTTCGGGCAACATCGTGTTGTCTGGCTCGATTGCCAACTCGGACATCAGCGCAAGCGCGGCGATTGCATTTAGCAAGCTGGCTGCACTGACTTCGGGCAACATCCTTGTCGGCAACGGCAGCAATGTCGCCACCAGCGTTGCAGTCACTGGCGATGTGACAATCAGCAATGCCGGCGTTACGGCGATCGCCTCGGGCGTGATTGTTGACGCAGACATCAGCGGCACTGCTGAAATCGCGGTTAGCAAACTGGCCAATGGCACCACCCGCCAACTGCTGCAAACCGACATTGCTGGCACCGGCGTTGAGTGGACCGGCAGCATCGACCTGCCTGGAACGCTGGATGTAACCGGCGCGGTCACCTTCGACAGCACGGTTTATATCGCTGGTGCGCTGACACTGGAAGGCACAACGGCTGATGCACACGAGCTGACGTTTGCATGTGAGCCAACCGCCGACCGCACGGTCACGCTGCCCGACGCCACCACGACGTTGGCTGGTTTGTCCGTTGCCCAGAGCTACACGGCACAGCAGCGTGGTGCGATTTCTGCGCTGACCGATGGCGCCACGATCACGCCTGATTTCAGCCTTGCCAACAATTTCAGCGTGACACTCGGCGGCAACCGCACCCTCGCCAACCCAACCAATTTGACCGCTGGTGCAAGCGGGTGTATCTGGATCACGCAGGACGGCACGGGTAGCCGCACCTTGGCGTATGGCTCGCAGTGGGACTTCACCGGCGGCACCGCACCAACGTTGACAACAACTGCTGGAGCCCGAGACTGTCTGGTGTACTCGGTTCAGTCCAGTACACAAATCACCGCTACGCTGATCACCAACCTGAGCTAAGCAATGGGAGTTCCCGGAAACGCCAACGCACTGTTGCTGCGTAGTGCTGCAGCTCCTACGGGCTATCAGATTAGTAGATCACTACGCTTCAACTCCGCCGATTCTGCTTACTTAAGCCGGACCCCTGCATCCGCCGGCAACCGCAAAACGTGGACGTGGGCGGCATGGGTAAAGCGCGCATCGCTTGGACGACACGTTTTATTTTCTGCTTACATTGATGGAAGCAACTACACCTTTTTTCAGTTCACTTCTTCCGACCAACTTGCGTTTGAGCCCTATACCAATGCGGTAACAACTGCAGTATTCAGAGATTTTTCCGCCTGGTACCACATTGTTTGTACCGTTGACACAACACAGGCCACACAGGCCAACAGGGTGAAGATCTACGTCAACGGCACCCAGCAAGTGCTGTCCACTTCGACAGGGATTGGATTAAATGCTGATACGGCTGTAAATGCCGCGACAATACACAACATTGCATCGGGCTACTACGGATCCCCCGGTGTTTACACGAATGGCTACCTAGCCGACGTGCATCTGGTGGACGGCCAAGCCCTCGACCCCACCAGCTTCGGCGAAACCGACGCCACCACGGGCGTGTGGAACCCCAAGGCGTACACCGGCAGCTACGGCACCAACGGCTTCCACCTTGAGTTCGCGGACAACAGTGCAGCAACCGCGACCACATTAGGGAAGGACACTTCTGGCAACGGCAATAACTGGACGCCGAACAACCTTTCCGTCACCGCTGGTGCAGGCAACGACAGCCTCGTCGATAGTCCCACGAATTACGGCACAAACACTGGCGCGGGGGGTGAGGTGAGGGGGAATTACTGCACTTGGAATCCGCTAAATATTGCTGGTGGAGCATTGTCTAATGGCAATCTCGATCTAACAAATACAGGCGGCGGGCGTAAGGTTGGCACTATTGGTGTCAGCTCGGGTAAATGGTATTGGGAAGTAACTATAACTTCTGCTGGTGATGCAATGGTAGGCATAATGCCACCAAGCAATCCCGCCTCCACCGGATCAGCTAATTACCTTGGAGGTGTCGCAGGTGAGTATGGTTACTATGCGTCTAATGGGCAAAAATACAACAATGCAACGGCTACGTCATATGGAGCAACATTCACAAACGGCGATGTCATTGGCGTTGCCTTAGATCTTGATGCAGGCACACTTATTTTTTACAAAAATGGCGTTTCACAGGGCACTGCATTTTCATCGTTGACCGGCACTTTTGCCCCAGGCGTATCCGCCGGAGGAAGCAGCGGCGCATCAATAACCGCCAACTTCGGCCAACGCCCCTTCGCCTACACGGCCCCCAGCGGCTTCAAGGCGCTCTGCACGCAGAACCTGCCCGCGCCCGTAGTCACAAAGCCTTCTACGGTGATGGATGTTGCGCTATGGACAGGCAATGGTTCCGCTCGCAGTATCACCGGGCTGGCGTTCAATCCTGACCTTGTTTGGATCAAAGGCCGCTCTGGTGCTACCGACCACGCTCTCTACGACGCCGTGCGTGGCGTGCAGATTGATCTAGTCAGCAACAGCACTGCCGCCGAAACCACACAAACGCAGGGCTTAACTGCGTTCAACAGCGATGGCTTCAGCCTTGGCACGCTCGCCAAAGTCAACACCAGCAGCGCCACCTATGCAGGTTGGACCTGGGACGCCGGCAGCTCCACCGTCACGAACACATCAGGCTCCATCTCTAGTCAGGTGCGGGCTAATGCGAGTGCGGGGTTCAGCGTCGTCACCTACACCGGCACGGGTGCCAATGCCACGGTGGGGCATGGGCTTGGCGTGGCACCGGGCATGGTCATCGTCAAACGCCGCGACACCACCAGCAACTGGCAGGTGCGTCATACCTCTATCGCTGCAGCCAACAGCATCCAACTGAACCTAACCAACGCTGCTGCATCAGCAACAACGGTCTGGAATAGCACGGTGCCATCTTCGACCGTGTTCAGCATTGGCACTGACGCGACGGTTAATGCAAGCGGCGGCACTTACGTCGTTTACTGCTTCGCCCCAGTATCCGGGTACTCTAGTTTCGGATCAATTACATCTAATGGAACGTCAGACAACGCATTTGCATATTTAGGATTTCGGCCTCGCTTCCTTTTATATAAAAACGCAAGCGCAACAGGAAACTGGGGTATGTATGACTCAAGCCGAGATCCTGAAAATGTCTGCGATAACTTACTGCTTGCTAGCTCGTCAAACGCAGAGCTTACCTCTGTTGAATTTGATTTTCTGTCTAATGGAATCAAGCTGCGCTATCCGTACACAAATGGCAACCAAATCGTATTTGCCGCCTTCGCGGAGTCGCCATTTAATTACTCACGCGCTAGGTGAGTAGTGAACAAGCCTGATCACCCCATTTAGACTCAACCCAGCGCACCAGACCCATGTTCATCCTCGACGGCAAGCCACTTTCGCCTGATGTGCCCTTCACGCACGACGGCATCCAATATCCGGCCAACTGGCTCCGTCTCGCCACGCCTGAAGAACGCGCTGCCATCGGCATCACCGAGGTGCCCGACCCCGCACCTTACGACCAACGCTTTTACTGGGGCTACGACGCCGACGGCCACCTGATCCCCAAGGACCACGCCCAACTCGTAGAACAGTGGGTAGGCCAAACCCGCCAAACCGCCAACTCGCTGCTGGCCCCTACCGACTGGATCATCATCCGCGAGGCCGACAACGGTAAAGCGGCTGACCCCGTACTGAAGACCTGGCGCGAAGAAATCCGCCTAGCCGCCGGCAGCAAGAACTACGAGATCGGGCAAACCGCCGACACCGATGCATTGGCGGCCTACATCACCGGCGCCGACTACCCAGCTTGGCCAGTTGACCCTTACGCTCCTGTCATTGCTGACGCTAGCGAGGAAGGTTGATGGCGGTTAAATCCAAGACTGGCACCGCTCGCGTCCAGCACGTCCCAGGCAAGCCCAAGCGCACCCGCCAAGGCCAAGGCCAGCACAGCCTGCCTAATCACGGCAGAAAAAAGACACGCGGGCAAGGGCGTTAAACTACAAAAAGATTCCTAGGCACAGGTGGCCCAAACCCCGTCGGACACTAGCTTTTGGCGGGGCGTCAAGCAGGAAGCCGCTGCCGGTCTCGTCGTCCTTCTTGCCGGTGGCGCTATTACCGGCATCGGCTACCTCGTTTACACCGTTCCATCCCAGCTGGAGCGTGTAATTCAAAATCAAGAGCAGTTCAAAGCCCGCGTGGGTGAGCTGGAAGACACTGTTAAAGATCACGACGTTCGTATCATCAAACTAGAGCTGCGCCGCTGATGTCCGTTATCCACGCCACCGACTACGGCGACGGTTACCGATTGGATCAACTCATCGGCGACTCCGGCGACATCTACTACCGCGCCTGCAAAGACAGCGTGTGCCGCTACGCCGAGGACCACTACATCGCCATGATGTACCTCGAAGGCATGGGCTGGGACCCTAAGCAACAAGACCCCCAGTAATCCAATAAATAATCTGATCCTCCCGCTCCTCCGTCCAAAACGGCTGGCGCCTGTACCACTCAATCCAATCTTCCGACGACTTAGAAATATTGCACGCAAAACAGCAGGCCACCAAATTCTGCTGGTGCGTTAAGCCTCCCTTCATTTTTGGGTGTACGTGATCCAGCGTGGCCGCCCGCCCAAGGCCATCACCGCAATACGCGCAGCAGTTATCCCAATCACTCAGGATTCCTTGCCTAAACCTTAATTTCGCCTCTTTTTTGTTTAAGTATTCGCCATCTTCGATGCGATGGTCCATACCCGGCAGTGGCTACTGGAACAGTAGCGGTAGAAACTATTACGTGCTCTGGTGCTCTTGTCTACTACAGCTAAACTCAAGAAAAGCTACTGCTTTTTATGACCGACCAACAAATCGCCATCGCCGCCGTCGTGGTTGCCGCCGGTTCCGAGATCATCGGCATGAGCAAGCTGAGATCCAACAGCTGGATCCAACTGCTGTTCCAAGGGCTCCAGTTGATGTTCCCCAAGCGTCGCCGCTGACCTTTTCTTACGAGGGCCTTGTCATGGCAACCAACAAGATCCGCCTAGGCGATTTGTTCCGGTACTACAAGGCCCTCCCTCACCAGATGGCCGCCATCACCGAGCTGGAGCAGGCCATCAACAAGGCCAATCCCAACATTCTTGGTCGAGACCAAGGCTGGTTCAAGACCTGGAGTGTGGCCGGCAAACAAACTAATTTTCCCAACACTTGGGAAGGCATCCTCGAAGCCGCCCGCGTGGCCGGCGCCAAGTTTCCCGAACTAGTTGCCGCCCAATGGGCACTGGAATCTAGTTACGGCAAGATCGTCTCAGGCCGCAACAACTTCTTTGGCCTCAAGGGCGACGGCACCGACACCAAAACCCAAGAGTTCATCAACAACCAGTGGGTCACGATCACCGACAGCTTCATCGACTTCCCCGATCTGCTGTCCTGCGTCATCTACCTCGTTGACCACTGGTACAAGGACTTCAAAACCTACAAGGGCTGCAACAACGCCAGCACCCGCGACGAAGCTGCCAAGTGGCTGGTGAAAGAAGGGTACGCAACCGACCCCAACTACGCCGGCAAACTAATCGAGCTGATGAATCAGCACGCTGGCACTAACCCGCCAGTCAAACCCAAAGAAAAAATCCTGAAGGTCGCCTACGAGTATCAGCTGGGCCCAGACGACGGCGTTACGGGCTACCGCCAGTGCTTCAGTTCCAGCTGTGCGATGGTGGCCCGCTACTACGGCAAGATCTCGGGCGATTACGAGTACAACAAACTCCGCGCCCGTTTCGGCGACACCACCGACCCCAAAGCCCAAATCGCAGCCCTCAAAGCCTTGGGACTAACCGCCACCTTCGAAATGGACGGCACAGTCGAGGACCTTGAAAACGAAATCAGCAACGGTCACCCCGTACCAGTCGGCTGGCTCCACAAAGGCCCGGTCAGCAACCCATCCGGCACCGGCCACTGGAGCGTTGTCGTCGGCTTCACCCCCACCCACTTCATCCATAACGACCCCTACGGCGAGGCCAATCTGGTCAGCGGCGGCTACGTCAGCCACAAAGGTGGAGCGGGCGTCGCCTACTCCCGCAAAAACTGGCTGCCTCGTTGGCTGATTGAGGGTGACGACACCGGCTGGTTCCTTAAAGTCCGCCCTAGGTGACCATGCGACCCATCGAACACACCACCGAATCCAGCTTCCACAAGGCCGCCACGGACCAGTGGCTGATCGACCGCTTCAATTCCGGCGACTACCGTGGCCTCCTCGAAGCGGCCCTCATCCTGAACACGCTCCACCAGCTGGAGCAAACAAAAGCCCGGTGGGCAATCCGCGAAGCCGCAGAAAACCTCACCGAGCAATTTGGTCTAGACCGCGACTCGGCCTAAATACTGCTGGTACAACCCGGTATACAGACAGTGCATCGGATGCTCGGGATTATCCCGGCCATCCTCCAGATACAACTGCTCTAGAAAATCCACCCGCGCCTGATCTGCACTGGTGCGTCTCCAGGCATCCTGTGCCCAGTCAGGGATTGTCACGTTTTTTCTCCACGAGTCTGAGACGCCGGCGCTCGGCTTCCCGAGGTCCGACATTTGACCGCGCCAGCTTAGGCTTCGGCGCCGCCTCAGGCGGCACCTCCACCATGCAATTCGGGTAAAGATTCCTTGCCGCCTGAAGCGCGTGATTCAGCGACAACCCCTTTACCAGATCCCGCTTGGCACCCTTACCGGGCAACCAAATCGTTAGCTCGTACTGCCGAAGTTTTCCCTGCGCCGGCACTATTTCCATGACTTGGGGTAGTTGGGTTCTTCAATGCTATGAACAGCAACAAAGCTGTTAGTGCGGTCAGCAACAACTCGCGCCGCCTTGACAGCACGCTCGTACGTGACCCAGCTG